CAAAGGCAAAGAATAGCTCAAGGAGATTTTTATATAGTTTCTGATGATATGACTGTAGGGCCACAGCTTGAAATAGTTGCGGTGGGCAGGCGTACTCATGCTCTGCTAATTAAAGATAAGAAAAAGATTTTAGAAACCTATGATTACAAGTCAGATACTTGGCAAGAGATAAAACAAACAAAAGATAATTATAAGGAAGGAGTAGTTAAGTTTATAGCTGAGGGTGATTGGTTATTGTATTTGCCACAATACTCAAAGTTTGTAACTTTCTTTTGTGGTAAACCAGCTACTCACCCATTAACAGTGCAAATTAAGATGTTTCTAACCCCCCAAACTGAGCGTAAACAACAGGTAGATCATGATTTACCTTGGACAAATCATTTTATGATGACTAGTCAAGTGAAAACTTGGGGTGAGAAATTTAAGGCTATGTCGCCTGTAGTCGAACCCTTAAAACTTTTTGTACTAGCAGATAATGTGAATAAAGATGACGCACAGTGGGCATTTGATACTTTTTATGCACCTGTAAAAACTAGTATTGAAACTAGTATTGAAACTAGTATTGAAACTAGTATTGAAGATGATGAAAGATAAATAATAATTATTCAGGCCCCTGGACGATTCGAACGATTCCCTCGTTCGGTCGTTCAGGTGGCCTAATTTATCACGAGGGAATTATGAACGGAATTGTGCAAGCTACAGCACTAAAGATTCCTTTAACCAATTATTCCGCAACGTTGGTTTATTGTGATCCACCAAGAAATTTAGGCAGAAATGAGGGTAACAGTTCTGATCGGTTAAATCTTCCAGACTATGAAGATTTTACAATCCAATGGATTGACGAAGCATATCGATGCCTACGAGTTGAAGGATGGTTCGTAATATGTACATACCATAAGGGAAGGATGCTCTACGAGAATATCCTAAAAAAGAATTATCCTGATCTTGAATATGATTTTGAGATCATTTGGGATTACAATTTTGGACTCTATACAAAACAAAGATTTGTTCCTAGCCATGATAATATACTAGTCTATAGGCGAGGGAATCCACATTTCTATTGGACTCAAGTAGCAGTAACCTCCCAAAGATTGAAGATTGGTGATTCTAGAGCTGACCTTAGAGGAAGAACTCCTAGTTCAGTGTGGCCGATTCCTCGTGTTCCTGGAAATAGTAAGGCTAGATCTTTTTTAATTGATACCTACCGACGGACATGCCAACCTATAGAGCTAACTACTAGAATACTTAAAGCCTTCACCATTGGTGGGCCAAAAGCCCACCAACGAGACCTTGTTCTTGATCTATTTTGTGGCACTGGTTCGATGGCATTATCTGCTAAGACTTATGGCAGAGATTATTTTGGTCTTGATATTTGTTTTCACTATTGTAGTGAAGCTAAGAGAAGAAATGATGAAGACTGGTTAAGGATATTTTATGATGAAATCTAATATGATGAAATCTAATATGATGAAATATGAAAGAATACCTATTGGAGTAGAAGCTATACAATATACTGGACAAAGTATAAAGGAATTACAGAAAATTTTTGGGGATGAATTTTATATTGATCTCTATGGGGATTTAACTATTAAGGATGGTCTAAGTATTTATAAAAATGACTGGATAGTAAAAGAGCAAGGGGATATAAATATTTATATTGATGAAGGCTTTAAAAAGATATTTAGGATTAAGAAAGATGAAGTATGAAAAAATAAGCCATGAAGTAGAAGCTGTACAATATCTTAGACAAAGTATAGAGGAATTACAGAAAATCTTTGGGGATGTATTTTATATTGGTCTTTATAATAAAATGACTATTAAGTCTAGTCATATAAGAATTAATAAAAGTGATTGGATAGTAGCTGAGCTAAGGGGTATAAAAATCTATGCTAATGAAGGATTTAAAAGAATGTTCCGACAATGTTAAGATTAGAATTATGTTGTGATAGGAAACTAGAAATTAGGATACAAGGAGGTAAACAAACATTACCCTTTACTGCACGTTGTCGTGTTTGTGGTAGATGGTTTGATGTTTCTAGGAGAACCGTTTTAAATAGTTATAATGTTTTAAAAATAATGTGTGATTTGAATTATGCAAAGAAACGCTGATATAACATTTAAAATAAGAGGTCAGGAGATACAAGTAAAGATTACTAGAATTTCGGATCATTATCTTATTGTATCGCCTTATAACGAGCTTCTAGTAGAGGAACTCAGAAATCTACATAAAGCAAGATGGCAACCTAAATTAAAAGCATGGAAGGTTCCAATAAATGAACGAAACAATTATGCAATTTCTTACTTACGAGGGTATCGTTATTTTCCTGATAATAACGTGGGAATCATTAATTTTCAGCGTAGACTTTTTAAACACCAAGAAGAAGGTATTAAATTTGCTCTTAGCCGTCGTAGGTGTATACTTGCTTTTGAGATGGGACTTGGAAAAACACTTATATCCATTGAAGTCATGGAGCGATCTGGTTTTAGCAACTGGTGGATTGTTGCTCCTTATGGTGCTCAAATGGAATGGATACGTCAACTTAAAAAATGGAAATCAAAAGTCTATCCATGTGTGACAACTACATATGAATCTTTACATAAACGTATGGAGGAGTCTTCGACTACTCCACAAGGGGTAATCTTTGATGAGTCTATTAAAATTAAAAATCCAAATGCCCAACGAAGTCACTACGCTTCTGAATTATGTAGACTTATTAGAAGTAATAGTCAATCATATATTATCCTTCTTTCTGGGGCACCTGCCCCTAAAGAGCCAGTTGACTGGTGGCATCAGCTTGAGTGTATCTTTCCTGGATGGATTAGAGAAGGAGATAAACATAAATTTATAAAGCGGTATGCCATTACTCAAACTCAAGATCACGGATACGGACAATTTCAAGAAATAATAGGTTGGAATAAAGAAGAAATTAAGAAATTGGGTAAAAGAATAGCACCTTTGGTTATGGTTAAACAAAAAGGAGACTGTTTTGACTTGCCAGCTAAGATTTTTGATGTTATACAGTGCGAAACCTCGGAAAATACCAAAGAAGTTGCAAGATTCCTTGCAAATAATAGCCAATCAGCTATCATTGCACTTGAAAGATTGCGAGAACTCAGTGACGGATTCCAATACAACAAAGATGGCACGTACACCTGGGTTGGGTCTAAAAAACTAGAAATTGTTAAACAGTTACTTAGTTTCTATGATGTAGAAAATGGTGGACCTGGGCGTTTAATTATATTTGCAGCTTTCAGGGCTAGTATAATTAAACTAAAAGAGTTTGTTAAAGAGAATGGTTGGCTGTCAGATACTATTGATGGTAGAGGATTTAGTAATGGTGGTTGTCTAGATATGTTTGACTCTACAGACAATTATAACTATTGTCTTATTTGTCACGCATCTTGTGTGCTTGGGCTTAATTTTAGTAAGACCTTTTGTCTTTGTTATTATAGTAATAATTTCGATCCTAATTCTCGTATACAATCACTCGAACGTAGAGACCGTCCTGGTATGGATAGTAAAGTGGGTACAAGGATTGTGGATTTAATTAATTTACCAACGGATCAAAAGATTTTAGATCGTTTAAACGAAAGACTCACAATGCAGGCTGTTACACTTGAGGAGATAAAGAAATGTCTCAATCATATGTAAGAGTTAAATGCTCTGAAGGAGACTAAATGCGAAAGATGTAATTCTAAAGATAATTTACACAGACATCATTATGATTTGGTTGTGTGCTAATTGCCACAGAAAGGAACATTCAATTGTCAAATACTAGAATGGTAGATGTGGAAGCAAAAGTTACATTGACTGTACGTAAGAAAAATACGTATCCCGAACAAAGTATAGCTGATATTACTAGAACTATACGAGGGCATTTTTCTATGTCTGAATTAATGAGATGGATGAAGCAAACTTGTAATTTTGGTTTCTCAGAATTTGAAACAGCTATGCAATTTGCTTTAGATGAAGCAAAAGCCAAGGATGAAATGCCTAAGGATGAATTGTTAAAGGTAGAAGAAAAGAAAGAAGTTTTAAATGCTTTATTGGTGGATTAAAAATTGTATAAAATAAATTTCTCTAGAGATGGTAAAACAAATCATTGTGTATACCATTTTCATTATGATGCTGTAGAATTTAGAGATTATATGGCTCGTTTAGGTTTTAGAACTGAGCTTATCACGATCTCCGATCGTGAGGGAACCCATAAATTTTTTAAAATGGTAGCTAGATATTCCGTAGCATGGTGTGGAAAATCTTTTAAAAATACAAAACTGTGTTATAGGTGGAAAAATGTAACTTGTAAGGAATGTTTAAGATGGAAAAACGTATAAGAAAGTACATTTATGTTTTTTATAGATACTGAAACAGCAGGTTTGACAGGCCCTGTAATTTTAATACAGTATGCAGAAGATGATGGTCCAGTAACTTTACATGAGGTATTCAATGAATCTATATTGAGAACCCTCAGATTATTAGAAAGGTTTTGTGAAAATGATATTTGTGGTTTTAATCTTACTTTTGATTGGTTTCATATTACTAAGTTATATAATTTATTACAAACTCATAAGGATAAAACAAACCCTCCAACAATTGAAACAATGGTTGAAAGTCATAACCGACGACCAATAAACTATTGTCTTCGTCCGAAAGCTGCTTTAGACCTTTTTCTTCATTCAAGAAAAGGGCCCTATCAATCCTTAATGGATCGCAGGGATATAACTATAAGAAAGATTCCTTATGAACTAGCAGATAGGTTAGTTATTGTTTTACAACAAAAATTACAATTACCTTGGATTTATTTTGCTCGTAGTAGAGAAGGTTATCAATGGAAAGTGGAACCAAATAAAGATAACCCTCAATTTAGCAATGTAGTTCTTAGATTTAAAGCATCTGGATCACTAAAAAACTTATCACAGGAGATATTTAAATGTAAAGTTTCAGAAATGGGTATACCAAAGGATAAATTTCCACCTAATGTTCCTTACAATCCTTACAATACTGAATGGAAGGATATATTAAATTGGCACATAAAACATTGGCAAAGAAAAGGATCAAAAAGTTATGCAGAGCAAGACGTTATTCTCTTACAACGGTTGTATCATCACTTCGGTGAACCAAAAGCAGGGGACTATGACTCAGAACTCGCAGTATGTGTTGGGGGAAGTAGATGGAGAGGGTATGAGATTAATCTCAGAGCAGTTAATGAGAGAATCAATGAGCAATGTCAAATTACAGCCTCTACATCAATTAACATTAACAGCCACATTGAAGTTAGAAAATATCTCCTTGAACAAGCCACGAAAGAAGAAAGTATCTGCGTCTCTGATACCTCTGCCGGAACCCTTAGAGGATTAATGGCTTTCTCAACAAAGTTGGGAATAGCAGCAGGGATAATTTATAATGCTAGACGAGCAAAAAAAGAACTTGATATTTTATACAAACTTAGACAAACTGGAAGATACTGTCCGGAATTTAAAATTATAGGCACTCGATCTGGAAGAATGGCTGGCGGTGGTGGACATGGAAGTATTAATCCACAAGGAATCAATAGGGATATAGCATATCGTTCAATTTTTACTTTGGCAGAGTCAAATTATAAGTTGTCAGGTGGAGACTTTGAAGGATTTGAGGTAAGTATTGCTGATGCAGTTTATAATGATAACAATCTACGGGATGATTTACAATCAGGCAAAAGTTTTCATGGACTGTTTGGAGAAATCTTATATAATCTTCCCTATGATCAAATTATGTCCTCTAAAGGAACAGATACAGATTACTATACTCCCTCTAAATATAGTGCTTTCGGGGTTTTCTACGGTGCCCAGTCTAAAAAAATTGCTACCATTGCTGGAATTTCAGAGGGCCAAGCTGAATATAGCTATGAGCAATTCATTGAAAAATACCCTGGAATTGGTACAGCTAGAAAAATTATCTTTAACTCCTTTTGTTCTATGCGACAACCAGGAGGGATTGGAAGTCCAATTATTTGGAAAAACCCCCCTGATTATATCTCCTCATTTTTGGGTTTCCGACGTTACTTTAGTTTGGAAAATTCTATTGTTAAATGCCTCTATAAACTAGGAGTAAATCCACCGGATAATTTAAGTGCATCTGGAACTTGTAGACGTAGAGATCGAGATCAAACTAAACGTGGAGCTTTACAAAGTTCACTCTTTGCTTGTGCTTTTCAATTGCAGGCTTACAATATGCGGGCTGCTGCAAACCATGTTATACAAAGTTCGGGAGCCCAGATTACAAAAGAGCTTCAATGTCTTATTTGGCGTCATTTCCAACCAATTGGTGTAAATGAATGGAAGGTTCAACCTTTTAATGTGCATGATGAAGTGGTTTGTGTACATGTACCTGAATTAACAGATCAAATTGCGGAGTGTGTTAGAGAATTTGTAAATAATTATAGGAGTAAAATTCCTCTTATAGCAATAAGTTGGAAAACAGATTTAAAGGATTGGTCATGTATAAAATAGAAATTGATATAGATGGTAGACCCTACATAAAACATAGTGAGTCCCTTAGTGAATTAGAAGCTTACGATAAGGAAAGGAAAAAAGAAAGGAAAGGGGAAAATAAAATTTCATATAAAATTTTATACTACCTGGGTGGTATCGTTTTGTTAATTGTGTATATATTTCTATCTGGTGCTACCAGAGGTATATCATGCATAGGGTTATAGAAAATGTCTAATACTCTAGAGAATTATACAATGGATGAAATATGGGAAGAACTTAAAAAGAGATATGATGATAAGGATAGAGGAATAATTTTAGCTTATACAAATTATGATAAAGGGAATATTTATTATAAATGTATGAGTATGGGTAATATTTTAATTAATTACGCACTAGCTGATATTTGTGTTACTAGATTTCGTATTAATGAATCAAGTGATTAATGGAGAAACATTCAGAGGTATATCATGCATCGTCATATGGAGTTACACAATGACAAAAAAACAATCACACATGTGTGAAGCATTACTTGATATGGAAATGGATGAATTGGATTCTCGCTGGGTCCAAAGGATTATGATTAATGATAGTGAATTAGATGATGCAGAGGATTATAAATTAAAAGAGCTATATGATAATTCCTTTGGATATGGAATGGAGGAATAATGGAACCTATTAGTTGTTGTTTAATTATAATGGTAGTAGGTATTTTTATTGTTTATCTTAAAACACTTGAGGAAGAACATATAGATGAAAAATATACACAAAAAGATGAAGAAGAATAATGAAAAAAGAACAAATGTTTCAAGAATTGATTGAGGTTTACACAGATGATCCTGATATGTTTGATGAGAATAAAATTAAATATTTAAAATGGTTGGATAAAATTAAAAATTATCAACAAACAAAACAAGCTTATAGATTTGTATTTACTAAATTGTTTCTATGTCTTATACCATTAAGGAAACTTTGGTCTTGTCATAGTAAAGAAGTTTGGTCTAGTCTTAAAATTATGAATAGAAATTGTGATGAAGTTTGTAAGTTAAGAGAAGAATTACATGATTTTTATATTATTTGGTACACTAGACCTAAGTTCTTAAAAAGATAATGAAATAATATGGACTTTAAAAGACCAAGAAAAAGAATTGAATCTTTGGAATCAAATAAACTCCGTAGATATATGGAAGAAAGGGGATGGCTTGTTAAAAAATTACATGGTGGAAAATATCAATCAGGATTTCCTGATCTTGTAGCCATGCACTTAAAACATGGATTAAGGTGGATAGAAACAAAAGCTCCTGGTGGAAAATTAAGACCTAGTCAAAGAAGATTTTTTGCAGTTATGTCAACTCATGGTCAATTAATATTTGTTTTACACAGTGTAAAAGATTATCCATTGTTGTTTAGTAAATATGACAATTGGATGTCTTATATTTAATAGTGCTTTAGTAATGGAGAAGACAATGAATTATTTTGATAAAGTAACTGTTGGATTTGACAAAATAACACAAGATAATTGTGATCTATGGGATGCAGCAATTGATTCAGTTATGGATCATGTAAATATAGTAATTATAGGTTGGGAAGAAGATGAAGTTGACTATGATAAAGAAGAGATATTAGCAGAAATAAATGAATGTAGATCAGATGGTAAAATAGACATTTTATAATTAAGAAATTCTTTATGCTACTTGGTAACATTTATAAAGCTACAACCATTGGGTTAGCAATGGGAGGTAGTCCTGTAGTAATTGTTAGGTGCGATAGTGGGGATCATGTAAGTTTATGTTTACTAGATAGTATTAAACATATACGATGGTCTAGGAGAGATTATTTTTTAGAGGAATATGAACTTTTGGCTGAAGGAATATGGGAAAAAGATAAGGTACTGATTATAGATCGTATTTTTAGATTAGAACTAGGTTGTTTAGTGGAGATAATAAATTGAAATTAGTATGTAGTATATGTAGTGAATTGTTAGACTTGGATTGCTTTTCTATAGTTCTTAGGGAAAGTAATAATTTTGAAAAAAATTACCCACTTTGTGAAGAATGTTATAAATTGCTTAAAAAAAGTTATCCTAGAAACTGGGTCAATGTTATTAAAAAAAGGATGTAAAGTTGATTGAATATCCCGGAAAAGAACTATTATTTATTAGATGGATAGATTCTTTAAGTTTACATCAATGGATTCATATTGATACTTTTAAAACTGATATGCCTAATGATTCTTTAGAATGTGAGTCAATTGGGTGGTTAGTATATGAAGATAAAGAATCTATTGCAATTGCTCCTCATCGCTCCGCAACTAAAAATATTGATGGGATTATAAGGATTCCTAAAGTTTCTATAATTAAAATGTGGGAGATCACATTATGAGGCTACCTGTGTGGCGTCAGCTACCTTATATCTCACCATCTACATTTTTAAAATGGCAATCCTGTCAACATAGAGTTTATCTTTCTAGACTAGCAGGTTTTAAATATAAACATGAACCCCAAGGTTTAGCAGCAGCTTATGGTTCTGCTTTTGATTCTTTTATTAAGGGGCATATTGCTAAAGAGTTAAATATAAAGACTAAAGTATTAACGACTGAACATTTACTTAGGCAAACTGTAGACAAACAACATCAAGATGTTGCTATACCAATGGGTAAGTATATAGCAGAGGAGTATTTAAAATTAGGGATTATAGATGAATTTATAAAACCTGAAGTTAAATTAGATCAAGAATTATATGGTATGCATAATGCTATACCCATTCTTGGTCAATTGGATATGATTCCCAATGACATGCCTTTTGATTGGAAAACGGGAGGATTTACTAGCTATAAAGGAAGATACCCAAAGAAGGGGTGGTGGAAAAAATGGGTTTTAAATGTTAAAACTGGTGACATAAAGGAATATGAAAGCCATGATGAAAAACCCTTGGATAAAATTGATACCTTTTGGGCTACTCAAATGTGCATGTATGATTGGTTACTCCATAATCCTGAGCGTCCTTATATTATACATGAAATCGTTCAACATGCCAATAAAATTAGTTTTGTTATTTATCGTGGCAATATTTCTCAAGAATTTAATGATACGTTAGAAAATCAAGTTGCAGCTATGTGGAGTAATATAACAAATGATATGTATCATGCTCATATCTTAGAACCAACACCCTCACGATGGGTTTGTCATAAATTTGGTGTATTATGCGAAGTTTCAGAAGAATGTATTTTTTATCAGAGGACTTTAGGTGACCCAAGTAATATTGATGCTAAATAATGAAAACCCGAATAGTAATTGATATAGAAATAGATAGTAATGAAAATTACTTTAACCATAAGCATTTATCACCTTCGGATAAATTTTTTACTACAATAAATATTCGACCACTGATATTTTCTTGTCAATATTCTATGAAAGATGCAAGCAAATTAGATAAGATGAACTGGCATCCTGAAACTATGCTGAGAATAATGTTTGAGAACCAGTTAAAATGTATCATGGATGAGTGGGCTGCCCTGTTCCAAATGTCATAGAGAACATCATCGTGCTAAAAACTGAAGCAATACAAAAATTTCTACATAGCCAATCTTATTATATGGGTAAGTTGTATTATCCTGGTTTAGAAGTTCAAGTCAATATAGCTCGTGATAATGGAGATACAGTTGAAGGAACATATGCTGGAGTAAGATGGACAGGATATACAGATGGATTTCAAATATGGAAACATTTTCGTATTCCATGGAATGCCTCTACCAACCCCGAGTATGTAGATTCAGAAATTAAATTTGATATTAGTCAACATACTGAAGCCATAGGATTAACAGGATGGGATTATAAAGCTCAAAGAAGTCGATGGGTTGGTTTTGATTTTGATTCTCTTATTGGTCACCAGGAAGGATTAACACAGCATGAAATTCTCGAGATTCAAACCAAATTGGAAGACTTGGATTTTATATCTTTATTCACTAGTACTGGTGGGCTTGGCCTTCATGTTTATGTTTTTATTGAAACGTATATTAAAATTATTAATCATATCGAACACGCGGCTATTGCTAGATCAATACTTTCTAAAATCAGTAGTCTCACGGGAATTTCACTTGAAGCAAAAGTTGATACACTTGGTGGAAATATGTGGGTATGGCATCGTAACGCCACTAGTAAAAGCTATGACTTACTTAAAGAAGGAAAACCACTTACCAAAATCCCATCAAATTGGAGAAGCTACCTTACCAACATACAGAGAATTCGCCCAACAAATGATAGACGATCTAAAAGATTATCCCAAGATCAATTAGTAGCTAGTAAAAATAAAACCAGTTTGGATAAGGAACATTTAAAATTAATTAAATGGTTTGAGAACTCAACATCCCTATGGTGGTTTGATGATGGGCGTCAAATGTTGGATTGTCATACTTCAGATTTGAAACAAGCTCACCAAGACTTAAGTTTAAAAGGTTTTTTTGATACTATTGCTACTGGCAAAGATCATGGACAAGATCAAAATTGTTTTGCTTTTCCTATCGAAAATGGTGGTTGGATAATTAGACGACACACAAAAGGAGTAAAAGAACATGATTCCTGGTTTCCAGATAATTCAGGTTGGAGCACCACTTATTATAATAGGATTCCTACTTTACGAACTGCTAGTAGACTTGTGGGAGGTCTAGAAGGCGAGAAAACATTTAATTTTAAAACCCTTAACTCCGCTCTCAAGGCTCTTTTGACTATGGATATTGACTGTGCCTGCCCCCCTGGCTGTAATGGTCGCCCTTCTAATTTACGTCATATGGTAGATGGGCGTTTAAGAATTAGTTTTGGGAGGATGGAGCATGATGATATAGAAGGATGGACTCAAAATAAAAAAACTTGGGAACGATATTTCTACTCCCCTAAAATCGTAGATGAAACAGAATTGCCAGATGAGCTTATTAGGCATATAACTATTTCAGGCATTGAAGAAGGTTGGTTTTTATCTACTAATAATGATTGGATTAAAGAAAGTAGGTCTAATATAATAAGTGTACTAATTACTAAAGGACATAAACGTAATGATTTAGAATTTATGTTAGGTCAGTGTATTTTAAATAATTGGAAGCTAGTAAATAAACCTTTTCAACCTGAATATCCTGGAAATAGGGAATGGAATAGAAAGTCTTCCCAATTTAAGTACACTCCAGAGGAAGGAGAACATTTTAATTGGGATTTAATATTTAATCATATAGGAGAAGGACTTAATGAAGCACTTTTAAATGATGAATGGGCTAAAGATAATGGTATTAGTAATGGTTTATTGTATTTACAAGCATGGTGTGCAGCACTTATACAATTTCCGGAACAACCCTTACCTTATATTTTTCTTTTTGGGGAACAAAATACAGGTAAATCTATTTTTCACGAGGCTTTATCACTATTGTTTACATCAGGATATTGCAGAGCAGATCAAGCTCTGATTAATCAGAATGGTTTCAATGGAGAATTGTTAAATGCTATCCTGTGTATTGTGGAAGAAACTGATTTATCTCGAAGGGGTTATGCAAGTGATAGGCTTAAAGATTGGGTCACGGGTTGTAGTTTTCCTATACACGTTAAAGGGAAAACCCCTTACGATATTGTTAATTGCACCCATTGGATACAGTGTGCCAATTCCATGGATTACTGTCCAATTCTTCCTGGGGATACTAGGATTGTCACCATTAAAATTGAAACACCTAACAGTGATATACCTAAACCAATTTTTCTACAGAAATTGGAAGAAGAAGCCTCTCATTTTACACATACACTTTTAAATTTTGAACTACCTAAAATAAAAGGACGATTAAGAATACCAGTAATTGAAACTGAAGCTAAATGTGAACAAATGGAATATAATAAAAGTGCTTTACAGAGATATGTAGATGACAAAATTCATAAAGTTAAAGGGGCTTCTATATTATTCAGTGAGTTCTATACTGAATTTAGTCAATGGTTGAATCCAATAGAAAGGTTAGAATGGAGTAGTAGAAAGGTAGGTAAAGAATTGAGTTTTATAAAAGGAAAGATGGGTAGTAATGGACAATTGTTCATTGGTAATATAAGTTTTAATAATGAAGAAGATAGGGCCAAATTACAGTTGAAGAATGGGAGATTGGTATGAAGGATACTTTATTTGTTGAGTATGAAAATGACTTGTCCTAATGGTCATAAAGGAGGAGTACTTTGCTGTACAGATAATGTTAATTTAGTTATGTCTAATTTTATTGAAAAATATAAAGATTGGGTTCCGAATAATTTGGCACTTGTTACTTTAGATCAATGGAGATTGTATCTCATGAATAGTGTTCAACGGGATGTTACGGAAGAATTGAATCGTGCTATGGAAAAGTGGCCACCTATTAGGTCACCACATGAAGGGTATGCTATAATTTTAGAGGAACTTGATGAACTTTGGGAAGCAATTAAAATTAATCAAAAAAATCCTACACAAGATCATTGCTCAAGTATGTATAATGAAGCTAAACAAGTTGCAGCTATGGCTATGAGATTTATGATGGATTGCTAATGATCATTCAATTTTTCTAAAGTGATATTAACTTTATCAAGTATTTCACAATTTTTTCCCAAAGCTAATGTATTTTCATTAATGGCTCGTATACAATCCTTTTGGAGTGTATGATGACGATCCTCACATTTACCTAAATGCTTCAAAAAAATCCATACAATAAAAACTAATACACCTAAAGTAGGTGCTTGCTGTATTGCTTCAGTCAATAATGTCGTCTCCAATTTACCGTCTCCCTGCTATCTTTTTATTGATAGCTGAAATTTCCTTAAGTAGTTTCTTGACATCTCTGTCTTTTTTATTTTCAAATTTTGGTATAACAAGAAATCCTTGTCGAGTAAATTTACCACTAACTAGAGCTTTACGTTTTAATGTGTCCTTCTTACCTCTTAATTTAGAAGCCCTGAATGTCCGTAATCCGGTTACTGCATCTATATATTTTAAAGCTAAAGAATCCTCAGAATCAACAACCTTAGTTGCTACTCTATGAAATCTTGATATAGGAGATATGTTAGCAAGTAATTCAGAAGTAGGTATTGATCTTAAAGGACGACGGGAAAAAGCAGTCTCACCAGTCATCAATTCAAAACCAAATCTCAAAGCTGGAGATAATGTTCCGGCTCCCTTTTGAAACCCCCTTTTTACTTGATCGAAGAAAAATGGATCAGCAGCATTTATATTGAATAAATTAATATCTTCAATTGGTAATCCTAATGATCCAAAAATAGATTCCTCTGTACCTGGTACTCTAATTGCTCCACGTTCTGTTAAATAATTTGGTATATCACGATCACCAAGATTAGTTAATTTACGATAGAAAGCTGCAACTCTTGGTTCAGTAATGATAGTATTAATTTGTAGTGGTATATTATTTCTCATCCAAGTATAAAATAAGAATGTTGGTCTAGCTATATTTTTCTCATCAAGTGTTAGTTTAGAATAATCAAAAAGAAATTTATTAACAGATCGCACAGCTTCAAATGGTAATAACCCTTCATCTGTTTTAGTTAAATAATGGGCTAGACGTGCTGTATCTTCATAGAATTGTCCAAGTTGTCGTTGCCCTAATCCTGGTATTGTAGCTGCAATAATTTTAGCAGGTATACTTTCTTTCTTTAATTTAGGAATAAATCCAGCAATAGGTGCTTCAACATCTAAAATCTTTAAAGTTTTCTGGGCATCTCCACTGCCAACACCTCGAAATAAATCTTCAAATAATGATTTTGAAGTAACTTTATTTTTTGCTATTTCTTCAAAAAATTCTATTTCTTTAGCAGTAACTTTAAATGATGAGTCAGTTTGCCAAAGTCTCCTACGGTGTAAAATTAAGGCTGCTTTTAAATATTGCCTGGGATTTGTTACACCCCCTAGCATATTTAACCATATATTTCCAATCATATTACGATTATGAAAAGCAGGGAAAGGTGAAGTAAGTAATATTTTGAATGGCCGATTTATTTTATCTAATACATTAAAAGTCTTGAGCATAGTTTGTTCATCAAGAATAAAATCTTGAAAAAGTGTATTATTTCTTTTCATCATTTGAACTATATCTCTAGGAATAAATCTACCTGCCTCTATAGCTGGAAGATCACCAATAGCTTTAGAGGTTAGACCCATTGTTTCTAGAAATTTACTTTCTGACATACCACGAATTCCAGATTTAGCATACAATTCAACTGCTCTTAAAACACCGGCAGCTTTATTTATTGCTACTATATCTTCAGTTTTTCGTTGTACCAATGCTTTAATAGGATTCTCTTCAAAAATATTATACTTTAAACCAAATCTTTCTTTCATTGTTTTATTGATATTGGGGATTGATAATTCAGTGTATAGTGTTCGTTTATTAGCTTTGCCCAATGCAACTCTAGCTTGATTCATTACTAGTCTATACTTTGTTTTATTTGATTTTTTCAAAGCCCTGAATTGTGGAGTAATAGCTCGTGTAAAATAACTGAGAACTTCATTCTTTAATGGCTCGATATTAATACGTAAATTTTGAGCATTTTTAACCATTGGTTCCATAAGATTATTATGTATAAAATCTACATACCTGAGTTCCTCAATTGTGGCTTTGCCATTAGCTTCAACAAATTGATCAATTTGTTTAATTTTAATATCACGTTCTAATTTTATAGACCTAATATCATCTTCTAATTTAGAAAGAGATTTCTTTGCAGCAATCTGTCTCTCTGTTGTTGCAGAGAGAGGGAGTTGGCTTATTTTTTTCTCTCGTTCAACTGCCCTCTTTATTAATTTTTCTTCTGTTTTATTAAATGTTTGTCTAACTTGAATTTTTCCTAATCCTGATGCTAATCCACCTTCACCCCTAAATTTTCTACCTTCAAGTAATATTAAAAATCGTTGTTGAATTTCACCTAATTCTAATTTTTCAATTTTTCTAATAGCCTCTATAGCATCATCTTTTAAAAGTTCAAGTGTCTTTATTGTAACATTATCCATCTGAGATAATTCAGCAGCTATACCAGTTTCAACAGCTTCAGCATTTGCTTCAAGTAATCTATTTGGGAGATTATGTTGAAAGAAATCAAGACCTTTTTGTTTTAAATTACGCAAGGCAATAGATGTTTTAATTAAAGGAAGAGTTGGTTTTTGTCTAGTTAATCTCTGTTGAATAGTAGTTAGTGATTCCTGTAATTCACCAATTTTACGAAGATTATTTTCAGTGGTAGCTACCTTAATTTCTGCTTCTATCTTTTGAACCTGATTTAAAAGATAAACTTTTTCTTTAGATGGTAGTAAACCTATAGGAACATTCCTAGAGATCGAACGTCTTAATTTGTTAAAATCTCCTAGGGGAACAGATTTTTTAGAGAAAGGTAATCCTACAGAAACTATTGAACGTTTAGCTTTTCCCTTTCCTTTTTCTACTACTTTTTTTAGTTCCCCTATCTTTTTACTAAATTGTGCTACCTTCTCAGTGTCCCCTTGTAATTGTGCAATTCGTCTAGCTGCCCTTATATTACCAATTCTAAGAAGTGCTTTACCAGGTATTGTTAAAGCTCCCAAACCAGCAATAAAAAATAAAGGGTCTCCTACAAAATTTAAAATAGTTCCAGAAGTTTTACCACCTGTAATAGATTCACCTGAGATTTCTTCAGCTTCATGGAAAGGAGAAACATTCTTAGCAATATTTACTAAGTAATCAATCTCTCCAGTTTGAATAAATCTAGTTCCACTGAATAAAACATTCTGTGGAACATCTATAAGATCAAGTAAACCAGTTCCAGCCCTAGATAGAAGGGTACGTTTAACCGGAGGACTGGCTTCAAAAGCTCTTGTTCTGGCACTAAAAGGTGGCATTATCTATTTCCTTTATCAACATTTGATTTTTCTTTAGGAGCAAACAAATTACTAAGTAATGAAGAAATTATTAAATCTGCTGTTTGAACTTGTTTACCAGGAAATTCTCCTACTGTTTTAATTCCCTGACTAATTCTCTGTACTGTCGGGTTAGTTGCAACCTGCAATGCTAAGTTTTCAAATCCACTACCAATAGCTTGACTTGTTAAGGAAGGTTGTGTTTGGGTTTCTATTCCTTTAAGTATTCTTTCAATCTCTTCAATACTAAATTTAGGTGTATGTTCTGCAATACTTTGCAATAGAACTTGTTTATCCATAGGTTCTAATTGATCTAAATTAATGAAAGATAATTTTTCTGTAATATCAGTAATAAATTGTTCTTGTAAAATTCTACCCTTTAAAGTAAATCCATCCACATTTACAGATAACTTAGGGTCACCCCCAACACTAACTCTTGTGCCCCAGTAAGCTTCCCACACCCGTGCTGAAAGGTCTCTAAGTACACCATCAGTTTCTTCATCAATTCTTACTCTAGTTTCAGCCATCTGATTTAATATTTCTTCAGGCCAATCTAACTGAAGTCCTGCTTGGACTATTAATTTGTCATTATCTCTAAATTGTTCAATTGCTTTCAACCTAGTTGTAGCAGATTTAGAACCCCCAACTGGAGCTAAGGGGGCACCAGCTAATGTTCTATAGTAACCTTCAATATCCCCTGATTCCAATCTTACTTGTGCTACTTGATTACGTGCTGCTTCTGTTATTTCTGCTTTTTCTATAGTTCGTTTCTCTTTTCTCTCAGAAATATCTAATTTACGTTGAGAAATATTTATACGAGTATCCTCATTAGCTAAACGTTTTTGTTCATTGATTGAAGCCTCAATATTTTTTAATTGTTGTTGCTCAAATTTTCTTTGCCCCAATTGACTTGTCTCCTTGGCAAGATTTATCTGTTCAACGCCAAGTAAAGCATTAAGTTTATCTTTAAGTAAATCCTGCCGTAAAGAAGCAATTTGTTGCTGCTGTTCGAATTCTTCTTCTGGAGTAATTTGTAATTGTTGAAGAATAGGATTGACTTGTTGGGGATCACCGAATTGTGATATAGCAAATGGTAGAATATCTGTAAACCTCTCTCCTAGACCTCTACTTCTTACACCTGTAGGAAACTCAGAGGGGTCACCTATTTTATTAGCAAGACTTTTTAATTGACTCATCTTCTTCTCCTATTCTCCTGATCTACTAAAGCTAATATTTGATCTAATCCAAAACTTTGGTTCCCAGATTGAAATTGCTGTATTCCCTGAGAAACACCCGGACTATCCTGAACAGCTAAAAGAGAAGGAGTAGCAGCACCACCAGTTAAAAGAGAAGCAAGAATAGCCCCAGCATTAGCTGCTTGCTTTTGTCCTTGGGCAGTTTCGGCCCTAGCAGCTTGTTTCTTACGTGCTCGTTCTTCGGTAATTCTCTGAATAAATTGCTGGATAAACATTAGCTTTATAGCTCGTTCTCTATTTTGTTGATTTAATTGTAAGTTCCCTAAATTCAGAGCCAGTTGGCTCTGGATAGCATTTACATTGGATGGCATAACTATCTCCTATTGAAAAGCAAAGGTACTTGCTCTAGCAAAATCTGCATCCCCCAATGCAGCTTCAAGAATAGCTTGAATAACATCTGAAAATTCCCCTTGTCTAGATTCTTTAGTTTGTTCATCAACCCGTCTAAAAATTTCATCAATATTTAAACCAGCAAGTCTTCCTTCAGTTATATCACTAATAATATCTAGTTCTCCAAGTCCTACATCCCCTCTCCTTATCCCTAAAGCAAATTCAATTGCTGATTGTGTTCTATCTAAATCACCAAAAACTCCTGCTCTACTCACAGCAGCCGCCTGATTCACTCTGGTTTGTTCATTTAATAAAGATGTTCCTGCTCCACCAATTGCACTAAATCGACCTGATTGTAAATTACCAAATTGTTGAGCACCTGAACCCCTTAAACCTCTAACACTAAGGGTATTACCAAGTTGTCTCCCCAAAGAATTAAATTCATCATTAATTTCACTAAAAATGAAATTCTTATTTTGTTCTAATTGTTCATCACTGAAAGGTCTAAGTGGTAATTCTCTATCCACTCTACCTCTAAACCCTTCAAATAATCTATCTATATCCACTCCTAAATCTTTAAAGAATTCACCGGCTCTTCCTACAACATCACTTTCCTGTCTCCCTCCTTCTTCTACTATACTTGTAGTTTGTTCACCAAAAGTTGGTCCTTCTTCTTCCTTTATAACTTTAGGATCACCTAAAAAAGTTTGCTCAAGGAAATCGGTAATACCCCCTAAAGGATCAAAACTACCACTTCTTAAATCCCTAAAAATATCTTCAATATCAAAAAAACCAGGTGCATTTGATCGTCTTGGATGAGGCATTATCTAAATCCCTTCACTCTATTTAAATTTAGCCACTGAAATATCCCATTACCTCTCCCTTGTATCAAACTATTGGGAGAACCACCTAATGAAATCACAATATTAATTGGAGCATTAAAAGGAGTAAAATAATCAGGTGCAGTATCAACATTATTAGGCCAAAAGGTATATATCATTCGTCCACCTAAATTTATACTTCCAATAGAATCTCGTATATTATCCGATCCTAAGAATAACTTAATATCACTTGATGTTGTCTCAGCTTCAAATGGGTCTATAACTTTAATAGTTACAACGCCAAAAACTAAACTACTTTTTGGTAATCTTATAATTGATTTACTCTTTTTCCAGTTCGTTATATCAAAAGTGAAATATACAAAATTTAATGGGGATATATTTTCTACTGATTCTAAATTAGCACGTTCTTGTTCACTAAGAATATGAGGAAATGGTAATTGAGACATTATACACCTGCAATTATAAATTCACCCCTAACAATACTACCAGCAGCAGTTGTGAAGGATAATGCTGTAAGTCCATCAGCAGTTATTCTACTTGACCATAAAATTTCTTGAACATTTGGGACAACTAAAGTATTTAATGTAACACTCGCTACGTTTACAGCACTATCATCAGTTATATCAAAAAACCGTAAATGTAAAAATAATATTGTAGTCATGCCTGTAGGTAAAAGGGCTCCTGAAGCTGTTGAAGCTGCAACTTCAATTTCACCTCTAGCTTGAGCAGTAATAGTAGGGGTTACTGATCCAATTATTCCTTCAATTATAGGTACAGAACCCGCTTCCCCCACAACAATATTTCCAGAACTTGTTGCAATAATAGTAGCCACTTATCGTCTCCCTTCTAAATGAGCTTCTAATTCATAACCATTAATACGAAAAGCCTTTTTGGTTCCTTCTTGACCAAATTTAATTTGTAAATTTTTTGAATGAATTCCTAAATGATTTTCTAACCCAATTTCAAGAACACTTATTAATTCAGGAAAGATATAGTTATGATCTAATTGGGGTAATTCAGATTCACTTTCTATTCTAAAAAATTTCCAGTGTTTTTTCTTTCCTTGTTTACCCAAATTTAACTTAACTGTTTTCCAAAACCAATTTATCTTTAAATCCTCAGAAGTATCTTGATCTATAGCATTTAAAAATCCAGTTTTAATTCTGGGGCCATACTTTAAAATTGTCATATCTCTACCTCTAAGTATAATTTCAGTTCTCCCTAATCCTCTAGGATTTTCAATAACAAGTTCTAATGGAGATTGTGATCTATCTACTACAGTCCAAGCATTTTCTTTATAATTATAAATGTACCCTTCCTCAGAAGGAAAAGCAAGATATAATAAATTATAACGTGGATCAATACTTAAGTGTGCTACTACATAATCTTTTCTTCTAAGGCTAGTTAAAAAAGTTCTAATAGGATCAGAAATTCTTATAGGCTCTCCTTCTCCAGTCCAAACATATAGACCATCTTGATCCAAAAAGAATAGTTTTCTATCTGCTACTAAATATGCTCTATTTTGTCCAATACTAATACATCCTCTATTTGAAAATAACAATCGAATAATTCCACCTTCTAAAATATCATTTGTTAGTACCCATATTTCCGTTTCTTTAAAGATAATTAATTGCCCACCATAATTTATAACACCTGTAATACGTTCTGAATCTTTACCTACTAGAACATGAGTTAAAATATAACTAATTTGTCTATCTATATTATTATCAGTAACAGAAGTAGTTTGACTTATTTCTAATCTATTTTTAGTTTCAATATCAATTCTTACAGAAACAAATTTTGCAGGTAAAGAAGCATAATACATTCTACCCCGAAAGAAATCAGCATGAAATGCTGGTCTAGGAACATCATGTGATTCTTCAGTTCCTGCTTGCGGAGCAACCAATGTTAAATCTCTAGTTGGTGTTTCATCAATAGCTAATTTTAAATATGATCCAGTACCTAAATCATTAAATATAGTTTTATCTGATACTACATATTTCCATAAATGGAAATTACCTTCTTCAGGTAATCTACTATAAATTCCAAAACCAAATCTACCCTCTGGTAATGAAATATAATCTTGAGGAAGAAATAACCTAAAATTTACTTTACCATTTTGATAAAGAACAGTATTTGTTTCTTCTATAACATTAGATTCAATATCATCCCCATATAAAATTGTATCCGAGAAATCTGTTATTCTATCTCTAAGGGTTACAAAAGAAAATGCAAAAGCCATATCCCCATTTAAATTTCCAGAAGTAATAAATCCTCTTTGTAATAATCTAGGTGGCAGTAATCCGAGTGGCATTATTCTAGGTATATTTGATTCTGGAGCAACAGTTGAAAAATTATGTCTCATACGAAACATTAAAGGTAAAACTACTTCTCCATCATCGGATATTTCTTTATAGTTACCAAATAAACCTGTAACAATTAACCATTTTCCTGGTTGAATTAATTTACCAATAGTTTGATTACTAAATACAATAATCTGTTTAGGTAAAGCATCCACATAATTCGATCCACCTGTACTACCTACAAAGTCAATAAATTCTCCCCTTCTTTTTAAAAATACAAATTCTTTATTTATTTTTACAAGAAAGATATTATCATTAAAATAATGAAATGTTATTCTTTCATCAAAACCAATTTCACCCGGTATTTCTTTTGTTAAATAAGGCATATTACAAATATCACCTTCATAAATAACTATATTCCTACAATTATCTGCAAATGCCGGATCATCTATTATACCATCTACTTTATTATATAAACCCTTAAATCTACTAACTTCTATCGCTGGCATAATAATCCTCTGTTTGTAAATCCACTACAGTATCAGTTTCATCATTGTTAAATTCAATAGACTCTTTCATTGATGTTAATGCTTCTTGGTATAAACTTACCCAAAGTCTAGCATTATCCTCATCGGTTCCTAATAACAAAATAACTGCTCGAAGAACTACAACATCATGGTGTTCAGTTGGAACATTATCAATAACAGTAGCATTACTTGCATTTGCACTAACATCTAGTAATCTAGGTGCGTATATAACTGTTATAGTAAAAGAACTAGATGGACAAACATACCACCCTAAAGATATAAAAGATGCTTTACTTTCAGGAGGACTACTAATAGTTTTTAAAATTCGTTTCACATACACTGACCTTACATCTGATCTTTTTGACAATGCTTCACTATAAATTGGAATAGGAAATCCATTAGCATCTTGAACATGAATAATTTTTTGTAGTCTAACATTTGCTAATGCTGTAAATTCAATTTCTTGAGAACCGCTTATAAAATCTACAGTAGTTGATAATACATCAGTGAAGGTATTTTGTCTAATTAATTCCCTATAGACATGCTTAAATGCTTCGTTGATAGCATTTAATAAATGTGGGTCTTGGTACCTAGTTGATTTTAAATCATCTACTTTAAATCGAATAGAGTCCTTCATTTCTCCAATATTCATCAGCCCATCCTCGCCATAACTCTAGGAACAGAAGTAGATTCTGATAAAGTTGTTACTGGATCATCCTCCAGATCACTATCAAAACCAGCCAAAGTATTATAGGCATAAGCATTATCTTCAATTTCTGTTCCAGCAGAAAAGCCAAGAAGCCCTAATGTTAAATTTGATTTTCTAACAACTACTATTGTACTTTCGGTCATAAAAATAAAAGCATAAGAACCTGCACCCACTGAAACATTAGCAGGTACAACTCTTTTACCTGTAGTATTTAAACCAATAGTATTTACATAAATATTCTTTCCAATTTTACCTCGTTCAATAGCAAATATCCCTAATTTAGCTTGACTATCATTATCTTGAGTTATTATATCAATCATAAATTCATTTATAAGTAAAGGATAAGGGATAATAAGTGGTATGTAATAAACTCTAAATTGTATAGGATTTATTGTAGAATTGCCTGATCCATAAGGTCCAAAATATTGCCCAGAAGCCATTAATTTATTTCCGTAAGGTGGAGGATTAATAGGCGTATATGCCCTAAAAATATCTCTACCAGGTTCCTCAACTGAAGGATTTACTAATTGCATACCCAGTATACTGGGTATATGGTATTTCTTTTTATAATGTATCAAAAGTAATTTCCATTATTTAAAATTGACCATCGAGTGCTGGTGAACTAAAACCAGTAAAATTCTTAAAAATTTCTTTAGGAGTTCCTGGTATAGCACCTTGAATAAGTAAAGATTGCACTATAGGTACAGGAAAATTAGAAAACCTTTTATGGGGTATAATTAATTCATTATTTAAAACACTATCTTCAGGAACTAGTTGTTGTTCTAATAAAAGGTTGAATCTAAATTGTTTACTAGGTCTTACTACTTCATTATTTAATAATAATTCTTCTACTACATCTTCAGGAACTAGTTGTTGTTCTAGGTTAAAATTAAATCTAAATCGTTTACTTGGTCTTACTATTTCATTATTTAATAATAATTCTTCTACATCTTCTGGAACTAGTTTTGTTATTTGTTCATATATGTGAACTCGCATTGTTCAATCATCTTCATATATGGAATACAAATATTACATTGTTTTAATTCACAAGTCGGACCAAAACAATGATTACACCAACCTCTATTTTTACCAGAACCAGGAATTAATCTCCAGTGATGCCGGCAATGTACGCAACAAATAGTTTCATATTCCTGAACTGAAGATTCCCCAGTAATAATTTCATATCCCTTGGATTTTTTAGATGTTCTTAATAAATGTATCAAAAATTGTCCCTATTCTTTAAAATGAAAAACAGCCGACATAGTTGGAGTACCTGTACTAAAAGTAGTAAGTTGTAATCCTATACCATCACCAGCAGCTTTTGCTCCAATCAATTCACCACCTTCTCTAGCGAACCATTGGTAAATTAATTTTTGATTCAAACATATATTCAAATATGGTACTCCTGCATAAGTTGGTTCAACAGTATAAGTTTGTTTAGCTGTAACATTAGCCGCCCTATCATCAGCTTGTAATGGTTCCGGTGTTACTACAGAACCAGTTCCATCAGCAGTAAATCTCTTTACTACTGCTATTATTGTTGCATCAACAGGTGATGATTCACTACCAAGCATGACATAAAAAATTCCTGGCATCACTGTAGCTGAGCCAATAACAGTTAATGGACTATCACCAGCTACCGCTACAGAACCTTCAACAGCATATTGACTTGGCATATTAATCCTTTCTTAATAAGCTAAAGGCACTAACGTCCCCTTAATTGGTCTAACTATTTGATGATCTAAAACTTCTTTAACCCTAAAAAATACAAAAGCTCTTAACTCTGAACAAATTACTGTTTTAGAAGATAGAGGATTACCAACTTCAAAACCTACTTGCATCCATTCTGTAAGGGAAGGAACTCCAGATACCTGTATTTGTATATTTACAAAAGTAGTCGTTAAGGTAATACTAGCAGCAGCTACTGTTCCATCTACAGCAAGATCATCACTTTGACCATAACGTAATTTTACTGTCTGTGGAGGAAAAGCAAATCCACTTGATCTTTTAAACCTACCTGCCCATACAGAACCAATAACATCCCAACCACTAACTATACCATCATTTTTTGGACCTGATCTAATTAATCCATCTTCACAAGTATTTACACCCTTTTTAGCAGGCGAACCTGAATTATAAGTACCTGTATTTGTATCACTACGAGGAGTTTCTTGTAAATTATTCCAATTACCAGCATCTAAATTATCATCAAAATCAGGTGCACTAGTTGATTCATCAGAATCATACCATAATCCCAAAAAATCCTGTCCAAAACTTAATGGATCATCTGTTATACCTGATGAATTATCTTCTATAACTATCATACCAGCACTATAGAAAATACCTTCACCTGTATTTACTGGATTATTTAAAGTAACTCCAACTTTACCCGTAGCATTTCCAGGATCAGTTTTTAAACTTGTAAGATTCATACGTCGTTTATTTATAACTAATTGAACTTGTGTCAAGGTATTTTCTATTTTAAATTTAATATCTATTAAATAATACATATCTTTTTTAATACCTAATACAGTTAATTTTTGAACACCATTAAAATCCCTTACTTCTATTTGACCATTTAATGCAGTAAATCCTATGTCCAACATAGTAGCACCAGTGCCATCGACTGCAATAAAAAAAGTCCAAGAAAATCCTGCATTAACATTCGTAAAATTAATATAAAAACTTGCTGTAACCCAATCACCAGAAGTTACAGTATGATTTACAGTTTGAGAAGTATTTTTCCAATTATGTTTAGCAACATATTTACCAGGAGTTATTGGATGAGTAGGAACTGTAAAGGTTATATTTGGTAAAATATTTATACCATCTTTCATACACATATCATCTTGCGATTCATAACTTATTCCCATTAAGAAGGTTAATGCCATAGGAATATTTTATTATGCCTGAGTCACTACAGTGCTATTTGATAAAGTATGATGCATACTCCAACCTCTTGTAATTTTTATTGTAGAAAAGGAACCTAAACCTGATCCTCCAAGTGCTATATGTTTAATTCGTATAGTATGAGCACCATAAGTGGGAACACAAATAATATCATTACCAGTTACCCCAAAATTGTAAATTCTACCTTTAAGAACGCTTGCAAGAGAATCAAAGGAAGCATCACTTATATCCCATACTTTTACTGGAGAAAATGTAAATATTGAAGTTCCATTTGCATTCATCCAAAATACTGATATATTATATCCAGTCATATTAATAAAAATTGTTTTTATCCAAATTTTAATTGTTTGACAACCATTTACATTTATATCTCCTACAGTTGTTTCATCAGTTGGTATATTCCCATCAACTAATCCTCTTAAAACAATAAGATCATCACCTATATTACTAGCTATTCCAATAATTCCTCCACTTGAAGGATAAGGTGTATTATCTCTATTAATAGCCATTATGCTTGCGTCACTATTGTACTATTTGATAGTGTATGATGCATACTCCAACCTCTTGTTACATTAATAACAACAGAAGAACCTGTATTTACACCTATTCCTAAATGTTGTAGTCTAATAGAATTAGCCCCATATGTCGGTACACAAATTGCTTCATTACCAGAAACAGTAAAATTAAAAAATAAACCCTTTTGAGCAGTTGCTAAAGAATCAAAAGCAGCATCACTTATATCCCATACGGATATTGGATGAAAAGTATAAATTGAATTATCCCCTGTAATTTGATGATAAACCACTATATTATATTCAGTAAGTGGACCAGAACCAAAATTTATTTGCATCCAAATTGTAAGTGTTTGACAACCATTTACATTAATATCTCCAAGACTTGTTTCAGAAATTGGAACCACTCCATCGGCAACAGTTCTTATACTAATTAAATCATTGCCTCCATCTATACCTACTAAACCCCCTGATGGAGGATAAGGAGTACTATCTCTATTGATTGCCATGTATAATTCTCCTTTTCTTAACCATACAAATCTTCTTACCAGTTTTCTTATTAAATCCTACAGTAATGGGGACTGATACCTGAGTTCTAGCAGTTCCAATACCACGATAAATTAAATCTTTATAACCATAAACTCTATCTTCCGCTTCTTTTTCTTGTTTTATTTTAAGTTTCTCTTTACCTTTCTTCCAAGCATTTAACCAATTCTTTCTCAATTCATCTTGATCTAGATAGCCATTATTGGAAGTATCATATTTTTTCAACCAATCTAAAATTCCAGGTGTAATAGTAGTACTCTTAACAGGAGCAGACATTTGCCAACAAAGCACATCTTCTTTGGGTATCGCTCCTTTACTTTTAATTTTATAAATTTGCCAAGTATAAGATTCTGAATCCCAAAGAATATCTAATTTAACATTATGGGTTCTATTCCATTCATCTAAAGTTCTACGAACATCATCAGGTAGTTTAACTCCTGATTCATCCGTAATAACCCATCTTTTAGATTCTGTCTTAATCATTACAAATTTCTATTAAACTTGTGAACTTATTAAGGGAGTATCTAAATGACTCCCCGCACCTGTTGTCATTTGTAAAGCATAATCCATTTCTAAACCAACAAACCTAATACTAGTTTCATTTAATGCTGCATCCATTTCAATCTTAAAAGTAAGAAAACCTCCATTTTCAATTTGTATTCTAGTCAAACCAATATCATCTCTAATACCACGACCTGTTTTTTGAATTCTAAAGTCAGTTACAGTTGTTACACCTAAAGCATCATTATAAGCAGAAAGCAAAGGAATTATAGTATTTAATGTTGTTGCAGGAAGTGCTATAGCTGTACCAATTTCTATAGAATCTTGTAAAAGAATCCATGACGAAGTTAAAGCTCCAGTACCATCATGGTCTGCTGTCCACCAAATACTAAATCCTACAGGAAATTTAGGATCAAGATCATATGGACAAGGGATGTAACCATTTAAAAATTCCCCATCAGCCAATTGCGTAGTACCCATACCAACAGCAGTTACTTCACCATATTCTGCTGCTATAGTCTCTATGGAATGCAGCACAACATCGGCTGCTGCGTGCATTCCAATACCCTGCATTTGGAAAGGGGGAATGAAAATGCGTTTCCTCATCCAATGTATAGAGCTATCTTGCATAATCTACTCCTTAAGATTTAATGGGACTATCCATTAAACATTAGCTTCAACATTAAACGAAGAGGAAACATCATCAAGAACTACATTCTTAAGTGCATTATTTAGACCTAATTGAATATCCCGATAAAGAGTAAACTCATAAGCATCAACATTAGATTGACGACTAAGAATAGCACCATCATCATCCATAAATTCATAACCTGATTGTGTAAGAAGAACTAATGTTGACATATCAAGAAACCAAATCTTATCTCTAGGACAATCACGATCATAGAAAAATGGCCGACTATTAAATTTTAAAGCAATCCAACCACCTTCTAAAGTTTCCTTAAAGTCATTAAAAACTCTATCACCAATATGAAGTAAACCAAATGTAGCCCAAAGACCTGGATTAGAGTACATTTCAACATCTGAAGGCATAGCTCCACCCACAGTCATACCAGTAAGAAATGCTTCCTCCATTGATCCAACTGTAAGAGCACGATTTGTACCAGCAGATGTAGGATTTGTAAGCATTGTAGCTTGCCAAAATACATTACCAGAAGTCCTATCAATACCACCAAGACTTAAAGAACCATCAAGAAGTTCTCCTGTTTCAGCAGCGGAGCCTTCATCAGCTCCAATTGCTCCATTATCAACAACAGCAGGAATCCCATACATTTCCTGTGCCCTAGATACATCAACAGCAGCAAGTGTTCCACCACCACCAAAATAGATAGCATCTTCACCAACAGTTCCTGTAATTACTGCCGCTGTCTCTATAGCATGACTAATAGTAGATGCAGCTAGAGCACTATCTTGATCTCTATTAATTGCTACAACTGTTGTGCCTGCGGCTGGACTAAAAGAACCACCAGCAGTAATATCAGCGGCATGGATTCTATCACCTACTCTAAGACTCATAACAGAATGACTAGAAAGTTCAATCATTGTAGACCCACCGGTATTAACTTGAATAGTACCAGCACGTCCATGTCCATAACTCCATAATTGTCTATTTAAATCTTCAGGAAGTCTATTTGTTAGTCCTTTCATTTCAACATCCAGAGCTTTAGCGAAAGCTCCAGAAGAATTTTTACTAGCTCTCATAACAGGACCAGATACACCACCACGGCCATAGTGCATAGCCATAAGGAATGTAGCCGCATCATACCCTTGAGAACCCACTGCTGGTAAAGTTGGACCAGTACCAGCAGTATCCTTACGTGAACCCACACCTGGATTTCTAGCTGAAATTAATGGTATATGAGCATGATTACCACTAACATCCTCACCATTTTTTTCCAACCTATCCAGTAGTACTGAGGCCTTATAAATTTGGTCATTCAATGGGCCAAGGTAAAACGTTTTCATAGCATCTGTAAATTGCGTAGATGCTGTTCCACTAGTTGTTAAAGCCATTTATGTCACTCCTGAGATTCTAAAAATAATCTCATAGCCTCTCTTGAACCTGATCCTTTAAGGTCTTTTACTGTATATTTTTTATTAGTATCTATTGCAGGAATAGAACCTCCTCTCAAAGTTCCTGTTAAAGCTCCTCTTACTTTATCATTAGCTATTTGTTTACCATTCATTTTTTCTAAAATCTCCATATAACTTTTTGTTTCCTCAGCAAATAAAACAGCAGGGTCTAATCTAGGATTTTGATTTAATCTAAGAAGTGTCATCATTTTAATTTTATCTGTTAATGGTCCACCATCTTTAGTAAGATCAAATTTTTCTGCTGATTTACTCAAAATATTTAAAACTAATTGTCCTTGTTTTTCATTTTTTGTTCTTGTTTCCATATTTACAATTTGTTGTTTTAATTCATTATATTTATCATCCATACTTAATTCTTCTTCTTTAGGTTTTTCCCCTTTCTTTTTCTTTGAATGTTCAGATAAACCATATTGGGCTAATTCAACAACTTGTTCTGCTGTAAAATCAAATTCTTCACCTGTTTCAGCATCCATTATAGGAATTTTTTTAGGTTGTAATTCTTCCGCTTTCAGCTCTTCTTTGGGTTTCTGATCTTTGACTTGATCCTTGAGTTCCTGATCCTTGAGTTCCTGATTTTTGATTTCTTGATCCTGATCTTTGATTTCCTGATCCTGATCCATTTTGTCCTCCAAGCAAGCCAGAAGCAAATGCCTGTTGATAAATTGCTTCAGTAACTTGCTGCTCTAAATGCCTTCTAAGGTGGTCACTAATTAGTACTTTTAAATTAACTTCTAATTTATCCCATTCATTACTTGCAATATATTTCTTAATTGCTTTAATATGAACTTCATGTGCCTGTCCAAAATAAACACCAATTTCTTCACCGCCAATTATGGATTTAATTTCTTCATACTGACGAAGTCTATCATTTGAATGAGCATCATAAAGAGAAAGAACATCAGAAGCTCCCAACATATCTAACAATTCTTCCCGATGTTGCTGAGCATTCATTAATCCAACTTCAAGAAGAGTTCTAACCATGCCTTCTCTGGCTGCTCTACTCATAGGCTGACGCCCATAAGTTTTAGTTCTAACTTTAAAGTAATCTGCTCGTTTATTTTTCCCTATTAAATCACTACCTGTAAATTTTAAACTTTCTAATTCAGTAAATGTACCTTCAATTTCTAATACACGTTCTTCTGAAACGAATTGACTTAAATTTTGAAGTAATTGTACTCCTGATTTAGCAACTGCTAAATCAAACCATAATAATACTGGACCTTTAATAGCATCATCAGCATCCTGTAAAGCTAATACTGCTCGACCTGATCTTATTCCAGGTTCTGCCTTTGCTTCTGATACATCATGACTACTAGCTGTATCTTGCATATCTAAACGCGTTCTATTCAAAAACACATCTACATATGCGGGCATAGGTCTTAGTTGCATTTGTTCTGGTTTAAAGGGAAAAACGTATCTATAACTTTGTCCTGGTCTATTAGTAAATTGTTTAATTCCACTTTGCTTAGGATTTAACCATTGAACATTACTATTTAAATTTATATTCTCTAAAACTGAGGATTGTACTCTATTATATCTAGCCTGATGTGGTCTAACTTGTTCGGCTACACTAGTTCCCCACATAGAAGC